AATATTTATTCCCCGAAAAGATTTTCCAAACAAAGCAAATGTCAATGCATCAAGCATGGTGGACTTGCCTGCACCATTTTCACCGGACACCAATGTGTTGTCGTGTCGCCTAAGATCTAGAATTGTTTTTGTGTTCCCGGTTGAAAGGAAATTCTTCCAACTGAGAGTTTGAAATATTATCAAACTAGTACCTCCGCCCCAGAGAACCAAAATGGAATATTACCATCTTTCCACTTTGCAAATCTAGCCTTTTCATTATTGTAGTAATTGCGATACGACTCAACGACACTTTCAGCCTTACAATAATCAGGCATACACTTAGGATGTCCACTCAGCATACCGATTGGTAGTTCTGGTCTATTTTTATCACACCACTCGATTACTTTTTGAGACTTGTGGATTTTGTCATATCGCCGAGTGTACTCTGCACACAATCCCATGGCATGTTCTACCAACCAATCATAATTCTCAGTAGAGGCCCGAACCCATTTGGTACATGGGTGATTATAAAATGATCGCTTGTATGGTGCAGTTCCTTCTGGTTGTACTGCACATAACATCTGTGCAGACTCTAGAATCATTTTTACAACGTGTTTGTCGCAAGCATATCGTGCGGCAGCGACTGGGTTTTCGTCCAAAACAAAAATATTCATATCGAAAGACTTTCCATATACAGTTCTTTAACAAGACGCTTCATCTTGTCTTTATCCACAATCTCTTCTACAAGATCTATTTCGTTGTTAATAAGTGTAACAGTATCTTGCGCCAAGTCAACCATTTCTTTATCATTTTCATCAACTTCAATATAGTCTTCTACCGTAGTAATTTTGGCAACACCAACATCATACATCTGATCCATTAGCCTATCAAAACTATATGGGTGTTTCTTTGAGTTAACCTCGATCCGAACATAGCATCCCTCAAGATACGAAAGATCTTCAAACTCACATGAGCCTGAACTGTCATCATATACAAGGCGATGAAACATCTTATATGGATTTTCTATAAACGTGAGATCTCGGGTATCTGTGTCTAGAACATGGAATCCTTTTGCCTCTTTTAGATCAGCAAATGTAATTTGATATTGTGTACCAAGGTAGTCAACATTACCTTGAGTATGTCTACAATGAAAGTGTCCGCTGATTACTTTCTCATACCTATCAAATAACTTTGGATCCATTCCTCCTCTATGACCCACACCCCGCATCACCTGATATCCATCCAACTCAAGGTGTCCTATTAGGATAGGTGCAGAAGCACTTTTAATAAATTCAACAGACTCGTCATAGTTTGTTTTATTTACCCACGGAAGTAATGCTATGTCAAGTCCATCGAATGTTAGGACTTGTGGGGTTTCATACAGTTCAATGTCATTTCCAAACAATTCCCGTATAGAATTTATTTCATTTGTGTTTCGGTAATACACATCATGATTACCAAGAATACAGCAGAAGCGTATGTTCTCATCTTTAAGTCTCTGAATAAATCTGGTTCTGACTTGGTTCAGTATACTAAAGTTAACAAACTTACGACGATCCATAAGATCACCTGCATGTATAACCGTATCAATATTATTTTCTTTTAGGTAAGGAAAGAACACTTCATCAAAAAACTTCATGAAGTAGTCGAAAAATAATTGACTATCTCCCCTTGCACCGAAGTGCGTATCATTCAGTAGTGCTATCTTCATCTGCATTATCCATCACTGAATCTAAACCCTTTTTCTTCTTCTTCTTTTTCTTCTTGGGTTCAAATTTCTTTATGTCATTCTCGTTCAAATCGAAGTGGTGCGTGAGTGCCTGTCTTACATTTTCTTTATCGAAATAATTACTCTTATACCAGTTACTCAACGATCCATCATCAGACATTTCCATTGCCTTATATTTAACATACGATTGCTTCTTTTCTTTTTCAATCCTACGCAGAAAGGCATAATATATGATCTGTGTAAAATATGAAAATGGGTTCTTTGATTTTTCAGGATCAAAATTATGAGCATACATTAGACAGTTTTCTATACCATCTCCTACCATCTCTTCACGGTATGGATAGTTTATAAAGTTTGGCTTGTATGAGAGATGTTCTGCAATCTTAAGAAAGCATTCTCCAATATAATCCGTGACTGGAGGTTTGGGATCGTCACAATCTTCTGCTTCAATGATTTGTTTTTTCCACTCTATCATAGCAGCATAGAACTCTTTATTATCAATGTAGTGGTTCGCTTTTTTACTCATCTCACCCTTTCCGTGTTTGATTATTCATACTATACCACATAATGAACACAATTTCAAATTTAAATTGGATTTTACTTGACAAAAATATAAATATGCATTACACTTTCTGTGTGCCCGGGAAAAAGGGGTATATTAATCTTCTTTAAAGTAATCTGATATATCCGGACTCCAATCAGTCCATTCATTTCCAAAGTCTTCATCAGACTGTCTCTTTTCATCCGGTTCCTTGTATGGCATATTGTTGTTCATGGTATCGATGAGATTTTTTATATCTGCGGCATCAATGAGTCCAGCATCAACTAGTGTCATCAATGCTTCAGGCGGAAGAAACATAGTCATTGTGATTAAATTTTGAAGTGGATGACCGTTAGGATCTAAGTTCATATTTTCTAATTCTTCTTCCATCTCATCTTCTAGATCGTCTAACATGTCCTGTAAGTCTTCTTTTGATTCAAAGTTGTCTTTGATCTGAGACATAAAGTCCATAAATGACTTCTGCTTATCATCCATATTTTCTTCGTTTAGTTTTTTCTTGTCGATGATTTGCGGCTTAGTTACCTGTACATCTTCCTTTTCTTTTTCAAGTTCATAAAGATCTTTGACATCTTCGTCAGGATCTAAGTATGAAACAATAAAGTCTTTGGGAATTTTGGTTTCAATTTGATTAGTATATGCTAGCCAATTACGAAGCACTGTAATTTCTCTCTGTCTACCAGACATGTCTGTTATCAGTGTGTTCTTAAAAATCATTGGTCGAAAGACTATGAGTTTGTCTTTGTTGCTACCCGTAATCGATGCGATCAACTGCTCGCCGCTTTTTAATTTCAAGATCCGATATGATGTATTCATTATTCTGCACCTCTCATATTTGGATATTAAGTAACTTAAACTCGAAGTTCTCTTTAGTATATATCTTTATTCTTTCATCCAGATGTTTCATGGTGTGGTTTCTGTACTTCTTATAACACAAATCATCACTGATGTCGTATAATTTTACTTTATTTTTTTCCTGTGTTCTACGCAATCCTCTACCAATCGACTGTAGGATTCTAATAACGGACTTAGATGGTGAAGCAAAGATTATGTTGTTTATGTTCTTTATATTTATCCCGGTAGAACATGTACCATATGATGCTACAAGAACGGCATTCTTTTCTCTATCTACGATATTCCGAATCTCTTCTCTTTCAGCGGCATCTGTTTCTCCGTAGATAAAAAATACTTTCTTATCTGGACATGCTTTTGTTATGAGATCGTATAACGGTTTTCCGTGTAATTCAACATAGTTAAATAGAAGTAGAGTGTTTCCCGTTATTCCACATGAAAGTTTTTTGATGAACTCGTTTCGTTTCTTGTTTGCCACTATCCATTTTATTTCTTCCTGATAAGTAACTCGTTTTGTTTCTTGAATTTCTTCGTCGGTGTATTGTACTACAAGACAATCAATGTCTATGTCAGATAATAGATCCTTTTCCATGAGAGTCTTGGTTGTCGTTACATTATACACTCTACCGAAGAGTCCTTCAATAACTAATTTGTGTGTGGCAGTTCCATCCAATGTGCCTGTGGTTCCAATTCTATATGGACAGTCTTTCAGTTTTGTCATAAGAGACGTTAATGATTTGGCCTTAAACAAATGACATTCGTCCCCAAATACAACGCTGAAGTTACTAAAATATTTCTCAGGCATCTTGTAGATACTTTGCCATGTAGTAATGATGACTTTCTTATTGGTATTCTTGTCTCTTCCAGAAAATATCATATGACACTTGTCTTCTGCTGACCAGTTAGTCTTTGATGAATAATCTTTGAAGTCATTATACATTTGTGTAACTAGACCCGTAGTCGGGACGATTACCAGTATTTGTTTATCCTCTGCTATCACGGATTCGTAATATCGAAGTAATGAGTAAATGATAAGAGACTTACCACTGCCTGTTGGTGAAAGAAGAAGACACCTATCATTATTAATTGCATGAGTGACTGAATTGATTTGGTGTTCATGTGGTGTTATGTCTTTACCACCCACAGTTGGCTTTACAAATTCATTTATGAATTTTTCTGTATTCTTTTTAGTTGTCGTGTGTGATGTAGCAGGTGCTGTGTAGTCTACTGTGTAGTTTCTATCTTGTGCAAATTTTAGGACATAATCCAATAGTCCTGCATAGATAGTGGCACTGTGCATATTGTACAGACGAATTTGACCGTCCCACAATTTGTTTTTGTATGCAGGTGTATATTGGTAATTAGGCACCGAGAATGTAAAAAATCCGCTGAGTTCTTTTGCAACAGATCTGTCACAAAGAACCTTTAACGATACCGAATCAATGTGATGTATTTCTATATCACTCATACACCCTGTGTAAACTTCAACCAATCAATAGATGATCGAATAGACCATTGCCTATTGTTTATGATTTTTACCACACCCTCCAAGTAATTTACTTTTTCTTTTTGTAGTAGGATTTTGTTGCTGAGAAGAATAATATCCTCATCAGCATCCATGAATTTGTCTATATCAGTTTTCAATATATTAAGGTCGAACGGTTCCCATCCAAAATCTTCAAGTTGTTCTCTGCTGAGTTTACCTGTGTAATATAGCCATTTGTTTCTTCTAAGCACATTCAGATCTGATGTGTACTTACCCAGAATCAATTTCTCATCACCGAATAGGATTAAATATTTGTTGTGTAGTTGTGGCGTTTTCATAGACTCGATGTCTAGTTCTGTCTTATCCATCTTGAGATCAGCAGTAGCCATATTTCTCAACTCATCTATAGTCATAATATAACTCCTTCAATCAGATTATAAACTAATAAAGGCAAAAGGTCAAGCAGAAGTTGTGTATTCTTCTACTGTATAATAAGTATATGCAAATGTAGCAGTTGCAATCACAGGTTCATTTTCTGTATTTGTTGAATCAAAATCAATACCACTAATCGATGTTGGGAATAGATCATGAAACATCACTTTCAGTTTTGGTTTATATGCACTGTTCGTAATATTCAATGTTGCGTTTGAAAAGAAGTCTTGATTGTATTGACCACTTATCAAACTACCATGATCCCAAGAGGGACTGATAGATCCCATCCAGTTATAAACTTCCAACCAGTTCTTCATAGATTCGTCTACCTGAAACGATACTGTTAGATCTTCAAACAGATATCTACCACCCATCCATTTTTCAATTATCCCAGTTGGGTTTGCCTTTTCTACTGGAGTAAAAGATAGTGATGGTAGGTTTACTCTTTGACAGAAGTAAGTAACAGTCGGGAGTCGTGTAAACTCCATCTTGAAATAGTTATTAGCCAGATAGTTATTTGTATCAGGTTGTCTTGGGTTTGTTACCCGAGTAACATCAGGAATACCAGCAGGAGAATCTCCTGTCATTCCAATCCAATCTCCAGTATATCCACCCTCTACAGTATAAGACATAAGAAACTCCTTCAGTAGTATGTATAAAAGAAAAGGGGAGTCCCGAAGGACTCCCCTGTTTCAGTGTCTTAGATTACGCTGCATCAGGCAGTGTTACCGTGAAGGTTGCTGATGGTGAACAGTCTGTAGTAGACGTTATCAGCATTACCAAGAGCGGTTTGAGTAGTTCCTTCGTTAGCGAATGGGTTTGCAACCATTCCGTAACGAGTCTTGAACCCGATCTTGGGCTGGAAGGTGTTCTCACCAACCGCACGAACCATCTGGAGAGGAACGTATGGGCAGTAGAAGAGTCCAGCATCATAGGGGTTAGTACCTCTATAACCGACACATGCGAAGTTAACGTCTGCGGAACCAGCGGGATCGGTAGTAGCAGAGTAAGGATCA